TGATGATGATCTTTATATTAACTTTGATAGATTTGAAAATGATAAAAAATATAATGCTTGTTTTGTAGTAGGTTATTCTGGATCTGGTAAATCTACACTATCAAAAGAATTATCTAAGAAATATAAAGCAGAACTACTTTCTATGGATACCCTCATGTATCCAGAATCAGCAGATCAAATGCTAAAAGAAACCAAATCTGATTTCAAAACCTTTTATAAATTTCTTAGAAACAATCCTCAATATGTAAAGTTTATCGAAAGACAGTTCAAACTTTTCAGTACAGATAACTTTACAAATTCCGATGAAAGAAAAGCTACTATAGAAAAGCGTAAATGGTCAATCAAAATAGTGAAATACTGTTTAAAAGAAAAACATAAAATGATTATTGAAGGTATAGATTTATATCACGTATTCTCAGCCTGTCCAGATTTATTAGAGTATCCTATCATAATAAAGGGTACTAGTAAATTTAAATCTATTTATAGAAATATAATGAGAAGAGATAACTTCAATTTATCAATAGATTCTATTTTAGATTTATTGGATTGGTATAATCAGCAACAATCAACTATTAATAATTTTAGAACTGATCTAGAAGATTTTATGAAGTAGTAATTTTCAGTATAAATATATACTATAATAATGAGATTAGATTATGACTAAATAGGATACAATAGAATAATCAATCTCATTTTAAGTTAGATTTAAAAGGAGGAATCAAAATGTGTAAAGAAAACGAAGAAAAAGTTTATTCTTTAACAGAGCAAGGTGATTTCGGTTGTGGGGCAACTGAATTATCTAAAGAAGATGCTGATAAAGTTAAAGAACAACAAAAAGACAAACAATAAAATATTATTATTTTTAAGCAATGACTATAATACTCACTCATAGCATTCATTGCTATGAGTGATTGTTTTGACTAAGAAAGGATGGTTGAATTTGTAATGGAATATAAAGAAATGAGACCACAAAAGACTAAGATAAGAAAAAAGAAGAAAGATAAAAAAGCGGCAGCAATAGTATTGGGATTCTTGCTATGCTTTGCAATTTCTATTATAGCTAACATTTATTGTGTTGCTAAGATTCGTTATTTAGAAACTCAAGTAGGAGAAGTATCTTTAAATGTAGATAAGAACTCAGAAACAACAAATGCTATATTGAATACTCTAAATGATATGAAGACAGAACAAAAAGAGTCTAATAAGAAACAGCAAGATAAGTTAGATAAGATGCAATATTTAAGACAAGTATCTATTTCAAATTTAAAGTCTAGTGGTCTTAATGGAGATACAGACCTAGCAGCTAATAAGATTATTACAACAGATGATATGAATAAAATCATCGATAATTATGCCTCCCACGTTTCAGGCGGGACAAAATTTCAAGGGCATGGAGATATTTTCATAAAAGCATCTAGAGAATCTGGGTTGAACCCTATTTATATTTTTGCTCATGCAGCTATTGAATCTGGTTTTGGTAATAGTATCCTTGCCAATGACCGTCATAATTACTTTGGTATAAATGCAGTTGATGCAGATCCAAACCAAGCTCATTCTATGGGATCTACTATGGAAGATGGTATCATAAATGGAGCGAAGTGGATCAAATCTAACTATTATGACAAAGGGTACACTACATTAAATAGAATGAAAAGCGGCGGGTATGCTACTGATCCTAATTGGATTGCTAAGATTACTAGTGTCGCTAATAATTCAATTTCATACCTTTAATCCTAATTTAGTTATGGAGGTTAGCCAATGTTAAATGCTAAATTTATTGGTGTAGGTGCTGCTGGTAATAAAGCAGTAATTCGTTTATTAGAAGATGGTATCATTCAAGATAATTCTTGTTTACTTTTGAATAGTACTCTTGCAGATGTACCTGAAAAGTACAAAGAATTCGCTATTGAATTCGGTGATACTAAAGGTTGTGGTAAAGAACGCGACCTTGCAAAAGATATGATTATGGATGCATTAGCAGATCATACAGTTAATCTTGATGCATTAATGGATCCAGATGATCGTATGGTTATCATTGTATCTTCTTCTGAAGGTGGTACTGGTTGCGGTGCTTCTTCTGTTATTGCAAGATATATGAAAGAAGTAGTTGGCGCTAACGTACAACTATTTGTCTTCACAGGTTTTGAAGATGATGTTCGTGGTCTTAAGAATACAGTAGATTGGTTCCATGATCTTTCCGAAGATTACATTGTTCAAGCTATTTCTAATAAATCTTTCTTAGAAGAAGCTGAGGGTAATCGTAAGAAAGCAGAAGAGTTAGCAAATAGAGAATTCTCTAAACGCATTTCTACTTTACTAGGTCAAAATATTATTGCATCTGAAAACAATATTGATGATACAGACCTTTACAAAATTGATACAACTCCAGGCTTTATGACTATCGAACACACTGTATTGAATAAGATTCGCAGTGTGGAAGACTTCAATAAAGCATTGGAAAATATGGTATTAGATACGCATAGCTTAGATAATGAACGCTCTGCTAAACGTATCGGTATCATTATTAACTGCGGTGAAAAGACTCAAGGCTTTATCGATCAAACCTTTGATGTTCTTAAAAAGAAATATGGTACACCATATGAATTATTCTTACATATTCAAAATTATCATGATGAAGAATATGTAGATATCATTGTATCTGGTATGAAGATTCCTTATGATGATATCAAGAATACTTATAATAAGTATAAGAAACAAATGGAATCTATTGATATGAATCAAGACAGATTCTTTAAACACAGTTTCGATACTTCTGCTGCTAATACTTTAGATATGAATTCTAAAGTTAAACGCTTTACAGAAACTGACACTAGAAAACTAGCAGCTTCTAGATCTAACTTCTTCAGCAAAATGGGTAAGAAAGCCGAACCTGCTGGGAAAGATAAAGAAGTTTCTGACGAATTATAATATCTATTTGGAGGACTAGAATGATAGATGAAGATAACTTCTATGCAATTAGTAATACTCTAGTAGATTCTGGTCCAACTATATTAGCGAAACGTCTGAGTAACCTTGATCGGTTACCAGACGAGTTCGCATATAGACTGGTGAAACAAGAGTATAAATCTTTTTTATCTTATATTGACAGATCTGAGGAGTTAAATTTTCTCAAATCTAATAGTAGATTTTTAACTTATCTAATCCAAGTTTGTATGGAAGAAACTCTTAGTTATGAAGATCGCATTTATTGCAACAATATGATCTACAACATGTTTCCAGTAAACCAATATATTGCTAAGCTATATACTTTCTTAAGTACTGTTGTAAATAATAATATGACTCATAAGATTATCAACAACTGTGAATTTAATCAAGTATCATCTTCATATATTGCAGTAGCTAGAAAATCTTCTTTCAGACAAGATGAAAATATTATTAGATTAAATTCAGCTATTATTTGTATAGGATTGGATCCTTCTAATAATATCTCTGTAGATAAGATTATTAAATTATTTACTACTATCTATACTAATATAAGAGACTTAACAGAGTTATTCTTGAATATTCTTAAAGATAATTATGTTTATCAATCAGATGACGATTGGATTACTCCAGAGGTAATCTATATCTCTAATTGTATAAATAGAGCAATTCTTACTATTATAGAATCTCAACCAGAACCTGTTATAGAGGAAATGATGCTAAGAGCATACAATATGATTAGTATCGAATCATTAGATCATACAGATCTAAGATTTAGCTTAAAGGATATTGATAAAACAATGTATCCTAAGATTATATCTGTCTTAAACAACTTAACTAAAAAAGAAATATACTTTAATTTCTAATAGCAAGGGTTTAATTACCCTTGCTATTTTCTTTTGTAGAAACTTATAGAGTTTGAGACACAATATTATATTCGCAAATATTGTGAATTTATAGAGGAAATTAAGCAAGAAATGTAAGGAGGAAAACGAAATGGCTGAAACAAACAGCATCTTAGAGCAAATGTTTAGAGACAAAGTATCTAAGATGGATTATAGTATGAGCCAAGAAGCGAAAGAAGATACAGGATATCCTACTGGATTTTTAAACTTTGATTATCTTAATGGCTTCATTAACGATCAAAAAACATCTGATGGTGAAATGAAACAATACTTCGTATTGGGTATCACAGATGGTTCTTATAATGTATTAATTGGTAATACAGGTTGTGGTAAATCTACACTTGTTACACAAATTGCAGCTAATATTGCTAGACAATTTAAAACTACTACTATCTTTGAAGATAATATCGAAGGTGGTATGACTACTGCTCGTCGTAGATCTTTGTCTGGATTCTCTTTGGAAGAATATAATAAAAGATATATTGTTCGTAATACAGGGGTTACAGCAGAAAACTTTTATGAACGTATTAAAATGATTCATGACTTAAAAGTTGGAAATCCTGAGAAATTTTTATATGATACTAAGAGAAATGATGTGTATGGCAACCCTATTATGAAATTAGAACCTACCATCTATATCCTAGACTCTATCCCAATGCTGATGCCTAAAGAATATGCAGATGATGATGAATTAGCTGGCAAATCCTCTGGTGCTGCTACAGCTCAAATTCTAACCCGTATCTTTAGACAAATCATTCCACTTCTCAAAGAAGCTAATATCATTCTCTTTGGTATTAATCATATCTTAGAAGAAGTTCAAATGACAATGTTCCCTAAAGCTAATCCTGTTCCTTATTTGAAACAAGGTGAACGTTTACCTAGAGGTAGATCCGCTACATATGTAGCTAATAACATCATTCGTTTAGATTCTAAAACTAAACTAAAAGCTGACGAAGGATATAAAGTAGAAGGTTCTATCGTAGAAATCTCTTTAGTTAAATCTCGTTCTTCTGGTAAAAAGCTTGGAGCTAGATTGGTATATGATTTTGCCAATGGTTTTGATCCATGGTTGTCTTTATTGGAAGACTTAAAGGCGAACAAACTCATCTATGGTGGTGGGGCATCATTATCATTTGATATAGATAAGGTTCATAAATTCTCTTATGGTACTTTTAGAGAAAAAGTCTTATCAGATCCTGAATTTAGAGGAGCTTTCTTAGGGGTAGTTCTTGATCGATTGAAAAAGATTCCACAACCTATTCAATTAGCAGAAGAATCACACACTGATGAATTGTTATCTTCGGATGCTCTCTACGAGGTCTAAACAATATATCGGCTATATACTATAATTATGAGGCTATTCTCTCTCTCTAGCCTCATAATTGTTTTCTTTAATTATAGGAGTGGAAGAAAAATGAAGAATGTTAGTATTGAATGCGAGTTCATAACCATCGAGGAATTAAGGGAAAAATGTGAGAACGGTTTAAAAGACAAATTAACCAGTTCTGAATTGGAAAAAATGAATAACTACAAAACAGCCACATGTTTATGCATTCCATTAGAAGATGAATGCTCAGATTATTCAGACGACGATTCAGTGGATGATAAGCTGAAACTTTTGATTGTCTCAGGGTCTAAAGACAATACAACTTTCCAATCAATCTCGAATGGGTTACGGGGGACGAAAACAATTATTTCTAATATCTATCCTGATAGTGAAGCTACTCTCCTTCATATCATGGTAAACTATTCTTACCTATTCGATTATATCGAATCTATCTCTAAGGAAGATATTAAGATTATGATTGGTCTCTTATATGACAACTATAACACTCGCTTGGTATTAATCTAAAATTAAAGAAACTTAGGGGATTTTCATATGAAAACAACTAACACAACCTTGAGTCTTGCAAAAGACATTGAAGCAATTGAAAAGCGATTGCCGAACCACGAGTATACTCTTTGTAAAGGTCTTAAACAACCTTTCAACAACACAAACTCTGGTTCAAGAAAAATCATGCAAGGTATTCAAATGGAGCAAATTGCTCAGTTGTTAGAACCAGAAGTACCTATTGTATCTACTGGATATGAAAACCAATTTGGTGAACTCAGCTCTAATTTTATTAGGGCTGAGCATAACTATAAGGTTATTGCCAAGATATCTAAATTTAGCAATGATCCTAATAGACGCTATTGGTTAATTCTATACAACAAAACTCTAAATGAATTAACTTGTATTGAACGTATTGATTACAAACACATTACAGAATTCTATGGTTACATTTACAACAACGATTATTTAGACAGCCTCACTCCTGGTAAAACAATTCACAAAGGCGATGTGATGAAGAAAACAATATCGTATGACGAATACAATAATCGTGCCGAAGGTGTAAACTTGTCTACAATGTATGTGGCTTGTGAATACGTTAAAGAAGATCCTATCGTTATTAGTGAATCTGCATCTAAACGCTTTATCACGCCGTTAATAGATAAAGTAGAAGTAAAGATCAATGATAATGATATCCTTCTAAATCTCTATGGTAGAGACAAAGAATACAAAACATTTCCAGACATCGATGAAGATGTAAAGAATAATATTCTTTGCGCTGTTCGTAGAGAACTCAAAGATGAAGAAGCTTTATTTACTCAATCTTGGGAAAGATTGAAAACTACTATGATGAATGATAAAGAATACATTGTAGAAGGTAAAGTTATTGACATCGATGTTTATTGTAACAATCCTGAGAAACTAGAAAACTCTCTTTATAATAATCAAATAAAAAGATATTATGATGAGACAATCAGATTCTCTAAAGAGTTTGTTGCTGCAGTAAATCCTTTGATCTATGATCAAACTACTGGAGAAAGAAAAGATATTAATATATCTTACGATCTCCAAAAGATGTTATACAATTGTGATGCAGTAGTACATGGAAAACAATACATCAGTGAAAAGGTTTTCAACAATATCACTATGGTTGTTTATATTCAACAAAATAAACCTCTTCACAGTGGTGATAAGATTACAGACAGATATGGTGGTAAAGGCGTTATTTCTAAAGTAATGCCTGACTCTATGATGCCACATTATTTAAGAAATGGTAAATGGGTACCAGTAGACGTATTATACTCTATGAATACTTGTATTAACCGCTTGAATGATGGTCAGTTATTTGAAACTTCTGTAACTTATATTGGTTGGCAATTATTAGAATATATCGGTGCTCAGATGGATGCGAATGCTATGAATTATGATCAAGCATTTGCATTGATTCACCGATATATAGAATTGCTAAATCCAGAGCAAGCATATTTTTTAGCCGAACAATTCCAATTCAATTATGATAAGAATGATATGGATTTTGAAGATAATGAATATAAGAGAAATCTATTTATTCAACAAATGCTTCATGAAGGAAAGATCTTATTATCTCTAAAACCTATTTCTACAGGAATGAGTATTGATCTTTTAACTCAAATCTATAATGCATTCCCATTCATTAATAAACATTGCAACGTATGTGCTCCAGTAAAAGATTCTAATGGTAAATACAGAATGGTTCTTACTAGAAGAAAACTTGTTATCGGGTTTAAATACATTTCTAGATTAAAACAATTAGCAGAAGAGAAGTTCTCTGTAGTATCTTTGGCTTCTACTAATATTAGAAATGAAAACTCTAAATCTAGAATGAGTAAAGTCCATAATGCTAAGTTTGCTTCTACTCCAGTAAGAATCTTTGGTGAAATGGAATCTTCTACTATTACAGCACATCTTGGTGTAGAGAAGTTCTATCAAGAATTTATGCTTAATTCTTCAAGTCCTAAAGCAAGACGTTCTCATAAGAAACTTCTTACAGGAAATCCATTTGACTTTGATATTGAGTTAGATGAAGATGCAGAATCTCAATCTGCTCAAATTCTACATGCTTATCTTAAAGAACTTGGTGGTAGATTTAGATTTATCAAATTATTCAAACACCTTCGTCATCCTATGTTGAGGAATGTGGTTGATATCTTACCAAGAAAACCTAAGTTTGTAGTTGACGTTCTTGATGAGGATACTAGAACTAAATATAAATCTGCTGAAGATTATAGAAAGAGAGTTCTTAATAAACAAAAACCTGAATCAAGAGAAACTAAAGAAGTCATTAGAATCATTCCTGGTCTCTATGAAGAAAATGTTCGTAATAGAGAATATGATGAAAAGCTTAGAAGACTTGGTTTAAAAGACTAAATAACAATATACAATAATAATGTAGTAGAGATTAAGTTCTCTACTACATTTTATTTTGAAAGAAAGGAGGAATGTATATGAATTCAGATTTAGTAAATATTTATAATCAAATACTTACTGGAAATCCTATTGTTCCAGATAATATAAGACAAATCATGATAGATAAATCTATGGAATGTATAAATAAACAAAAGATAGAGCAATCGGATTATGATGATACCATGCTTATCATTCAAATATCTAATGCTTTATACAATAATGGAGCTAATATCACATTACCATTAGATGATCCTATTTATGATGCATTGATAGTACTTTGCAAAGTACAAGGACTTCAATATCCTGTAGGAGCCCCTCCTATAGTATTTAATGTAGAACCAGTTGCTAAACAGAATTATGATCTTTTAGAAACTGGAGATAAAGGTCCTAAAGAAGTAGTAAGGGTTATACCAAACAAAGATAAGATGATGTATTTCCATCCTCTTACCAGAAACTATACACTTCCAATAGAAGAGGACTTTATAGTCTATCATGACAATACTTTGGTTAAAAAGAAGTCTAGAAATGTTTCTAGCAATTACAATATGTGCGGTACTCTTGATAAATGTAAATATACCCTTAAAGCCGATGCATTGACTGATGGAGTTCTAGATGATAGAACTGTTCAAATATTTGAAAGAGATTTCCTAGGAGCTCATGTAGAACAAGGAATTATCAATCCAGGTCATATTAAACTCATAGCATCTCTTAAATATGATGGCGTATCTGTAGAAGAAGAGGTTGCTGGTCATAAGATAACATTTGCATGTACTAGAGGAGATACTTCTAATAATGAAGCATCTGATCTAACTCCAATTTTAGGAGGAATGGAATTTCCTAGAGCTAAAGGTATAGTAGATGAATCAGAAATATTCGGTATTAAATTTGAATATATTGTTACAGAGAATAATCTAAAACGTATTGCTCAAGACTTTGGGAAAACATATGCAAATCCTAGAAACGGGGTAATAGGTTTACTAGGCGGACTAGATGCTAGAATGTATAGAGACTATCTAACTCCTATCCCATTAGAATCTTCTTTGAATATAGATAGATTGGCTGAATTGGATTTCTTAAATAAATTCTATACTAAGAATATCTCTATGCGTCATGAAGTAATAGAAGGGGATTATACCCAGGTATTATTCATGGTTAGTCAATTTGTAAAGAACGCAAATGAACTAAGAGACTATATGGGTTTCCAATATGATGGTGTAGTTATAGAATATGCAGATGAATCTATTCGCCAAAGATTAGGAAAAAGAGGAGCAGTTCCTAGATATGCAATAGCTATCAAATTTAATCCATTAAGAAGAGTATCAACATTTACCCATTATACCTATTCCGTAGGTCAAGATGGCAGAGTAGTTCCAATGGCTCACTTTAGACCAGTGGAATTCTTTGGTGCTATTCATGATAAGACTACAGCTCATTCATTAAAGAGATTCTTAGATCTTGGATTAAGATGTGGTGATAAGGTAAATCTTACTTTAGTAAATGATGTAATTGTATATATTACAAAAGCTGATGATAGAGCAAACGATACAAATCCTAATCCATTAGAAGAATTCCCAACAAAGTGTCCTTGTTGTGGATCTGATCTTATAATCACAGATTCTGGTAATAGCGCTATTTGTCCTAACTTCTTCTGTCCTGAAAAAGTTATAGGAAGATTAACCAATCTATTTAAGAAACTCAATATAAAAGACTTCTCTAGTGAATCTATTAGAGCATTAGGAGTTAAATGGCTAAGAGAACTATATCAACTTCCTAAAGAAGTAGTTATAGAAAAACTTGGAGAAGCTAATGGTATTAAATTCTTACAAAGATTAGAAGATATGAGAACAACCAAGTTCCCAGATTATAGAATCCTAGGATCTATTGGATTTACTTCTATAGCATCTGAAACTTGGAAGATTATATTGAAGAATGTAACTTTAGAAGAGTTATTGTTGAATACTGATAAAGTTCTAAATAATATATCTGCTGCTAAAGGCATTGGTACTAAAACAGTAGAAACTATTAGAAATGAAATAGAATTATTTAGACCAGATATAGAGTTCATTTTCAATAACTTCAATATCGAACGTACTGTGGTTGGTGAAGAAGATAATAAAGCACAAGTAAGATTCTCTGGATTAAGAGATCATGGTTTGGCTAATAGATTTAATGAAGCTGGTTTTGATGCTAGAGAAGATGCTGGTGTTACTGGAGCTACCGCTATATTAGTAGTACCATATATCGGATTTGAATCTGGTAATGTTACTAAAGCATTTAAAGCTAAAGAAAAGAACTATAAGAAATCTTCTGGTCTTACTATTGAAGGTGGTATTAATTATACAAATCTTCAAAGCTTTAAAAATTACTATCCATTTATTATGACACCTGATGAAGCAGATCAGTTTCTTAAGGTTAATTATGGAAAGTAATTAAAATTGATATAGTGTATGACTAATTCGTAACCTTTAAATTGGTTATACACTATAATTCTGATATCATCCCGACGGGGTTGATTATATAAAAGATCTTTTATTATAATTTTTAGGAGGACTCTTAAATGAAGAACTATCTTGAATCCAGCATCCCAATGCAAATTATGAAAACTTTCACTTCCCGTGATTATGGCTGGAATGACTTCGTATCCGAAGCTTGTATCAAAACACTATTTGAAGGCGCTGCTATCTTCTTGGGTAAAAACAAATCTAAAGATACTCCAGTAGCTTTAGTATTCAAAGATGCAAATGATAAATTCCATTTCGCAGCATACGTTCAATTCCATAAACAAGAAGAAGAAGGTGCTGATGAAGGTTCTTGGACTTTGAATTATACTTTCAATGAAGAAGATATTGATGCTAAATGGAAAGTATACACATTCCCAGAATCTCAAGCAGCTTATGCAGTAATTGCTGATCATGGTCATGATGAATATGGTTTGGTATTCAAATTCATGCCTAAAGATGATAACGGCAATATCTGTGAAGGCTCTGCTCAAGAATTGTTCTGTACAATCTTAGATGTAATCTTTGATTATATGCGCTCCAACGTATCCATCGATCCTGTATTGGAATTCACTAACTTGTTCACAATGACTGGTGAAATCGCTGGTAACAACGTATACATTGGTATCGAACCATCTGAACACTTGAAACAACATGTAAAAGATGACTCTGGCGTTGCTTCTAACCAAGAATTGCCTGAACGTGCTTAATTCAAATAGATATTATTTGAGAAGAAGAAAAGAAGGAGATTTATTATGAAAGTAACCCATACAGTTCTCCATTTAGAAACAGAACAAGAAAAACAAATGCTAATCAAAGCTGTTGCTAGAGAAATAGTTGACAAAGCAGCTGTAGCATCTGTTGATGATGGTTATGAAGCTGAGTTGAATCAAATTCCTCAATTCACACAACCTACCCCTGTTGTAATTTCTGAAGCTGAATTAGAAGATATTGAGCATATTGAGCCAGAGGTTTGTACTTGTAATCATTATGAAGATGATCAAGAAGAGGAGACTCAAGGACCTATTAGAACTCTTACTTCCTATCTATTCAAACATAAAGACAGTGATAGAGTAACTCCTGTATATGTATCTAGAGTTGAAGAACCTGTCGACGAAGATGTTAGAGAAGCTAAAAGAGAAGCAGCTTTAAAACTATTCAAGTTGCTTGCTCAAACTCCAGGTAGAGAAGAAGATAGAAGAATTTCTAGTAAAGATATGATACCTCTAATTGCAGCTAATAGAATGGCTCAGCCAAGTCTACCAGAAGAAGAAGATACTATTCATACCTTTACTTCTAACAAAGGTCATAGAATCGATATCCCAGAATCTTTAGTTCACTATATTAAGAACGAACACTAATAAATCTACAGAAGATGGTTGAGAGGAATTATCCTCTCAACCTATATCTGTCTATTAAGTTTTTAATATAATTTTTTCAGATGGGATGTTAGTACTATGAAAAAAATGAAGATAGGTAAAAGAATCTTAGACGTAATGGATCAGGATGATTTTATTAGAAGATCTATTTTGAATCCACAAATCTCTAAAGATCTTGCAGAAGATACAGCGGTTGTATCTGGGAATACAGTATATCCTGTAAATACTAAATTTACTAGAGATATGGTTAATGTTTATGACGCTGGTCCTGTTTTAGTATATTCAAATCCAGAAGATGTTAATCATGAAGAATATGATGCTAAGAATATCATTGATTTCGAGAATGTAGAGAATCTTAGAGATGCTATAGAAAAGCAAGCTAAATTAGAACAACAAGAACGTACTATTTTGATCTCTGCAAACAATATCTATACTCCTATTGTTAAAGAAGAAGATACTCCAGAAATGGCTTTATTTAAACAAGCTATTGCTAAGAAGTCTATAGATATTGAAAATTACAAACCTAGATTTGGTTCTGATTATTCTAATGACCTTCGTGGTTTAGCTGGTCATAGTATTACTTTCTTCAAGTTAAAAAGATTCTGCGATATCTTTGATATTAGAGCTTCTGTTACATTTGAAGATAAGAAGAATGCTCCTAATCCAATTGGAGAAAAACTCACAACCTGTATAAATGATACCATTGATTAACAGGAGGAGAAGATGAATCAAAGAGAATTTATCTATAATTATGCAAATAAGTATAGAGAAAAATTCAATACAGAATTATTTGGTAGATCTGATGATTTAATCATCTACTACTTACAGAATATAATCAAGTCTACTGAACGTGAAATGGGTGTTAATGGGTATTTCACTATTAAGGTTCATAACTTCACTGTTGTAGATGATTATAAACAAATTATTGATATCTTACAACAATACCAAGCAAATGCTATCAGTAAATCTTCTAAGATGAAAGCTTCTACAGATAATCGTTATGATTTCATAGATTTAAAAGAGTCTGACTTAAGACTACTAATCGTAACTTACTATATTGAAGCAGCTGATGGTAGAGAAATGTTTGATATTATCATTGCAGTTCCTAAAGTAATAGAAAAGTTCTACTTTAAGATCAATGGTAATGTAAGATCTGCAATGTATCAAATCGTTGATGCATTTACATATAACAATAGAACATCAAACCATAAATATGATATGGTTACAGTAAAATCAGCATTCCAACCAATTCGTGTATACAGACACATGAATGAATTGAGTGATGTAAGAGAGAACAAAGTATATGCTGTAACTTATGATGCAGATATCTTTAAGAAATCCGTTCCTATGGTAAAATATATCTTTGCTGAAATGGGATTGATTAGAGGACTACAATTCTTAGGATTAGATCAATTTGTTAGAATTACAGACACAGATCCAGACGATCCTAACTGGTATACATTCTTACCTAAGAAGACTAGTCAAATCTTTGTAAGCTGTCCTAAGTCTATTTTACATACTAATCCAGCACTACAACATGTAATGGTAGAATTATGCAATGAGTTCCCAAGAAAGTTTGCTACTATTCCATTTATTTTCTCAAGAGAATTCTGGTTAGATTCTTTAGGAAGAAAGTTCAATTTAAGCACACCTAGAAACAAAGGTATCTCTGTATTGACTTCTCTTAAATTAATCTATGATAAAACTACTGTGGAAAAGATTAGACTTCCAGAAGAAGATAAGAATACTATCTTTGCTATCTTAAGATGGGTAATGTATGAATACAATGCTCTATTAGCCAAAGATAATTTAGATATCTCTATTAAGAGATTGAGATGTGAAGAATATATTGCATCTTTATATGCTCCAAGATTATCTAAAGCAATCTATGCCTTATCTGATATGGGCGAAAAGGTAGATATCAAATCTGTTAAGAAACGTCTTAATACGGATCCAATGTTCTTGATTAATGAGATTACAAATTGCAACCTTGTTAACTTTAGAGATATTACAACAGATAATGATTCATACCTTGCTTTGAAGTATACTTATAAAGGACCACAAGGTATTGGTGAGTCTGGTAATAATGCAATTCCAGATGTATATAGATATTGTCATACTTCCAATATTGGTATAGTAGATATGTCTGCCTCTTCTCCTACAGATCCTGGTGCTACTTCAATGATTGTACCATTGATTCATATGCAACCTAATGGTTATTTCAGAGAAGATCCTAAATCTAAGGAGCCTAATACTTGGAGAAAGGGATTGGAAAAACAATACAAAGAATTCAAAAAGGAAAATCCATTAAAAGAAGTTGTAGAATTCAACAAGAAAATTTTCCAAGAACCAGATTATTCAGTTCCAGAATTACAACTTAAGGATTTCCATAAATAATATATTTCGAGGATAGCGCTAGTCGTTATCCTCGATATTTTTTTACTAATAAAAATGACACTATGAGTAAGCACTAAAATAAGGAGGATAAGAAAATGCTTCTTACAAAATCCGATATACCTTCAATTAGTCCAGTTTCTGCTAGACCAATTCCAGCTCCAAATAGAATCCCTATTGAAGAAACTGAAAATGTAATTATAGATAAAATTACTATTTTCTTAGGTGGAACATGTAATGGGTCTAATTGGAGAGATAAACTTATCCCTATGCTAAGCAGTAAATTCAAACCATTCAATCCAGTTGTAGAAGACTGGAATGAAGAAGCCCAACAAGAAGAAATCTATCATAGAAATAATGATGATTTTGTTTTATATTGTATCACTCCTATGATGACTGGTTTTTATTCTATTGCTGAAATGATTGATGATATGAATAAACGTCCTCTTAAGACAATCGTATGCTTCTTATATGAGGATGGAAATGGTAGACATGAATTTACTATTCCACAAATAAAATCAGTAGATGCCGTTTTAAAAATGCTTAAAGATAATCACATTCCAGCATTTACATCTTTAGAAGATTTGGCAAATTATTTAAATATTATTGTAACTGAAGGGAGGACTAATTATAATGGCTGATGAAAGTTATTATATGAGATATTGGGTTTATTCCAGAGCTCAATTAGAACAACAGATGAAAATTCATAATGTAAGAAATGTATCTGATCTTAGATTGAAAAAGATTGTAGTAAATGGAGTTGCTAAACCATTTACTTGTGAATTGAAATCTATGAAAGATTCTAAGTTCTCTGATTCAATTTTAGTTGCTAAAGGTGACAAACGTATAATGCAGATTATACAATAAATAGAATTGGAGAAATGATAATATGAAAGAAGTAGTAACAACTAATGAGTTTGGAATATGCCCTAGATGCGGTAGAAATTTGGTAATGCTTCAATCAGAATACCGCTTATATGGGCTAACTGAGATAGGTACTTATCCTAATAAGCTTCTTAAATCACAAGAGGATATACAGTATGCTTGTTCGTGTGGATATCGCTCTGTAAGAAAGAGAACTATGGATGGGATATATCCATCTAATTATTATAAGATTGCTGAAGAAGAAGAAAGAATGGCTAAGGGTAAAGATGACATTAAGGTACTCGGATATATTGACGAGGATTAGTGTTATTTTTATGAAAGGAATATTATGGTAAAATTTTTAATTTTTCTTCCATTACAAATCCTTAGCATGATCTTATGTTATCTTACAAATTGGATTGTAGTCTTATTTGCAGATGAAGATGGTGAACTAAAAGGTTTATGGCACCTATGGCAAACTTGGGATGATAGTGTTGATAATAAATACTTCGTCCTAAATCAAATTCCCAAAATCTTTAGATATGACTTTGATAAGTATAATAAAGAATACAAGGGTGGAGAAGATAAGTATGGTAGAAGAAGATATTATGTGAAGAATCTTAAACCATTACCACTTAAAGATCGTATCAAAAGATATTTCTGCCGTGTAGGTTGGTTAAATAGAAATTGTGGATATGGATTTGCATTCTATTTACTTGGTACTTGGGTAGATAATAGAAAGATGATCTATAATGACTCTACTAAGTATAAAGAATATAGTGGTCATGAAAAGGGATGGAGATGGTTATTTGATAAACCATTTGTATGGAAATCAGATAGACCTATTACAAAACATCTTCAATTAAATTGTTTTATTGGGTGGAAAGCTTCTAGAGAAATCCAAGGAAGACATAGAGCAATGATTGCAAATCGAATTGCTGTAAGAATCAGAAAGAACAAATAGCCGTACAGTTATATACTATAATAGTGAGTAGATCATAGCGATCTACTCACATTCTTTTGTTTAAATTAAAGGAGATTTATTATGAAAAAGATAATTGATGGAACGACTTTAATAGAGTCAGTAAATGCCATGCAGACACATGCAATAGGCTGTATGATTTCTGCGATTATACGTTCTGTAACTGATAAAGAATATGTAAATCCAGAATTGAAAAATGTAATTTCTGAAATGGAAGAATTTGCAGACGATCTTTTTAAATACATTGTAAAATTAAATAATAGATTCAATGATTCATTCTCAGATCCTGAAAAAGGAATTGTTATTATGAAGGAATCTATTTCTCAATTTGTATTTTTAGAAGATAAGGGATTTAGATTTGGAAGAAGTGAGAATGGAGATAGATTTTTATTAATCCCACTATGGTTACTATACTTCTTACCAGATGAATATTCTTTATTAAGATTTGGAGTGACTTTCACTAATGAAACTTATGATATGATTGGTGATAAAAATAAACATGGAATAATTATTGATTCTTATGAGGATATCGAAAGAAAAGATATAGACATCGAATCATTTTATGTAGCACTTCCAAATTACGGTATATTCTTAGGTAAAGCTTAAAAAGGAGATATAATTATGCATCAATTTATTAAATCAACAGATCCATTTTCCTTTGCAAATATATTTATAACAGAATTGAACCGTATCAATTCTATAAACAATATTCAAAAACATTCTGCTATTAGAGAATCTATTCTTACTATTATAGAATCAAAATTTGGTAATAAGATTATTAATAGAGAAGAATGTCTTATGAGGCAAGATAAATTAGATTATAATGAGTTTAATTTCAAGAACTCTAAAGATGAGTTTAATCAGCTTAATGTAGAAGCTACAAGATATTACTTTGTATCTGGGATAGAGTTTGAAAAAGAACATTTGGTATATAACCCATTTATATCTTTCTCAGATTATTCTCCAGCAGATAATACAGTTATTGTATTAGAAGATGAATTCAATAAACTTATCAAGCATCTAGCTATAGCTTTTGATAAAGATGGAAAACCTTTAAGAGTTAAATTTAAAGAACTCCCTTATATCAAACAACTTAGTGAGTTCTGGAGAAATACGACTCCTATGTTTTCAATAATAGAGGACTTCTATAGAGATAATAAGAACCAGATCCATATGGGTCATCTTATCAAATGTGCTGCATTGTTTAAATATATAGAATATATTTATAATGGTGCTATTGATTTAGATGATATTCTTTTACCATTACTATTTACTATGGAATGCACTTATGTACCATTTATGGATGAGTATATATCAGATGAAGATTGTGAAAATAGAGAATGGATATCCAAGCTTAAATCGGATGAAGAGATTCCAGAAGATAAAGAATGTGATAATTATCTCTACAGAAATTGTATGGAAACAGAGACTCCAATTTTAAAGAAAAGAGAAGTCCAACATATTAAAAACATGGCAAAGAGTATTAAAGATATCATGAACTTTACTTCTGATACTAATATTAATAATTGGAATACTAACGTTCCTAATATTGTTAAAATTGCAGCTATCGTTAAGAACTTTGAAAACGAATGGCTCAAAGAAGACAAAGAGGTAGAGGCTTAATGCCTCTATCTTTTTTATTCATTAGGAAGACTAAGACTTCTAATTAACCATGTTTGAAAGGAAAAGATATTTTATGAGTTTTTATGATATCACATCTAATGTGTTAATATATAATGCTGTATTTTCTATGATAGCATCTATATTCATAGTATTATTATATAAATTTAAAGGTACTAGAATAAAGAATAGTTTATATAAGATGGTAGCTCTGGCATTTATATTATTTATGATATTAACCTTCTTCTATCTATTTATGATGGGATTCTTATATATTATCTCTAATCTATTTTTATTCTAAAAGAGAAGGTGATGATATTGTCTGTTGCTGGTCAGAATGCAGACACGTTTTTGCTAACACCGAATGTCCTTAATTCTTCTAGTCCTAGTGGAAATCCCATATATACATCCGATGTTATAGGTTGGACATGTCTTTTGCTAATATGCTATGCTTTAATAAAAATTAGTTTATATCTATACAGGTTTGTATATTATTCCGAAGAAAGTGATAAATTCTTGAAAGGTATAATAATAAGTATTTTTATTACTACCTTTGCAGCTATAGTCTTTTTATTAAAACTAACAATTGGGTTTCTAGAATAGGAGTGTATATATGAGATTATTACGTCTTAGGTTGGAAAACTATATAGGTATATATAATGGTATGGGATTGAATCATATAGAAATAGACTTTTCTAAATGCATTCATAAAGTACTAATAATCAAAGGGGATAATGGCACTGGCAAGTCAACTATATTTAAAGCCTTGACTCCATTAGCCGATTCTTCTATAAACTTTATACCTGATAAAACAGCTATCAAAGAAATAGCTTATGAAACAGATTTTCAAACGATATTAAATATAAAGTATGAGTCTATTGTAAAAGATGGTATTCGCCGTCCAACTAAATGCTATCTTAACAGACTAAATCCTGATGGGAGTATTGAGAATTTAAATCCGTCTAATAATATAACTACTGCTAAAGAAGTTATATATGATATATTAGGGATAGATGATAACTTTATTACATTATCTCAACTATCAGCAAATAAAAAGGGTTTAGGAGGTTTAAAACCATCCGAGAGAAAGAGATATGTAAATTCTATTATATCGTCTCTAGCTGTATTTAATAATATTCATAAGATGATTAGTACCAAATCTACAGTGCTTAAATCTATTATAGATTCTTATGTAACTAAACTAAATCAAATTGGGAATGTTGCTATAGTAGAAGATGCTATTAAAAAAGACACATTAGCTCTTAAGGAATTAGATAATAAGAAAAATGGTCTTATTAGTGAAATAGCGACTATAAAGGCAGAGTTATCTAGATTAGATACTAGTGGGAACTTCCTTAATGATTATAAAGATCTTTCCATGAGAAAAATTATCTTAGAGAAAGAAATAAGAGAGCTTCCAGATATAGAAGAATATTCTGAAGAGAAACTAATTCAATATGAGAAAGATATGGCTAGATATGAGGCTAATGAAGAAATGCTTTCATCTAGAGCTAAAGAAATTCTAGATAATGAATTAGAGCTTTCTAATAATATTACAGAGCTACAGGTTAAATTAGATTCTTTGTATGATAAAGATCGTATGGATGATCTTAACTCTAAGATAGAATCCACTAAGAAAGAATTAGAATCTTATAAACCATTCTTTTCTTTATTTGAAACTTATAAGAATATTTCTGAACAAGATTACGAAACAGTAAAACTTGTAATAGAAAAATTTAATTCTACAGTAGAGACTATTTTCCAAACTTATTCTGAAACAGTAAGAAAAGAATCTATGAATTCTTTAAGAACTGGTAAGAATGAAGTTATTTTAGATCATACTGAAATATTATCTGGATTAGAAAAGCAATTAGAGGATCTTAGAGCAGAAAAACGTGATGTAGAATTCTTAAACAATAGATCCAAGGATTATAACAAAATACCAGATGATTGTAATCATAAATCTGATTGTCCTTTTATTAAGGATATAGTAGAAGCCAAAAATCTTCTTAAAAGTAGACAGTCTTTATATTCTTTATCTACCAAGATAAATTCTACATTAGATGCTATCGAATCTGCAAAGAATTTAGCAGAAGAGAATATGATGAAGACTCAGTGTCTTTATGAAATGAAATCTATATTAGAATATATTCAATCAATGTCTAAGATTATCAGGAAATTCCCTGGAACTGAATCTTTGGATTCTATTAATACCTTATATCATAATATAGAATATGGGATAAGATTGAATTTCGAATCTGTAGATAAATATCAAGAGTTTAAAAATATCTCTACTATTGTATCGGCATTAGAAGATGATCTTCATTCTTATGAAAGTGCTAAAGAAAAATTAATTTCTGCAAATGCTGAAATAAGAATTTTACAAGAAAAAATAGATACTGATTTAAAGAATTTATCTACTATCCGTGATTCTAAAGTAAGCGTACTCGCTGAAATTGAGAAGATCAGAAGTTCTAAATTAGAGATTAAATCTGTCCTAGACAGTATCCGATATGCTAAGATAAATAAAGAGAAATTTGAAGAAGTTTCTGAAGAATTACAATCTATAACTTCTAAGATAGATTCTATGGAAAAAGATACAGTTGCTATTAAAGAATTAACTGATAGGTTAAATAGAAGAGGTGCTGAATTGTCTGCTTTGCAAAATACAGATCTCCCAGCATTAACTAAAGCTATCGAAGAGAATAAGTATCGTATTGTATTATTTGAGCAATATACAAGAGACTCCCAAGAGTATGGAGCTAAGTATAATGAGATTCAGATGATCAAGAAATATACTTCTATTCATGGTATTCAAACAGTATACATGTCTGTATTCATGAATAGTATACTTAATATGACTAATGCTTTACTAACTCTATTATTTAGAGGAAGATTCACTTTACAACCTTTCATTATCAATGAGAATGAATTTAATATTCCATGTGCTGATAGTGAAGGTAGAGTAAGGGAAGATATCTCATTAATGAGTGATAGTCAATTGTCTATGATCTCTATGCTTATATCTTTCGTATTATTAAGAAACTCTTCCAATAAATATAATATCATTAAACTAGATGAAGTTGATGATAATTTAGATAATATGAATCGTATCCAATTCTCTATTCTCATAGAGCAGATCATGATCGATTTAGGATTTGATCAATGTCTTATTATCTCTCATAATAATGAACTAGACCTATCCAATACTGATATAGTAATTTTAAAAATGGAATCTCAAGAGATGATTGATTCCTTATATAATTCTGGCGGGAATATTGTGTTCTCTTATAATGAGTATAAAAGATAGAGACTTCTCAAACTCTATCTCTATCTTTTATATATTCGGGGTATTAAAATGATTACAAACAAAAACTCTCAACCTGAAGAGATTGATGAATTAGAGATCATCGAATCTATAGAAAAAATAAATCAAGTAGAATTTAAAATGAATTCTTTTGAAAGAAAACTAGATGAATTTGAAAAAGTAATAAATGGGTTCAGTTCCTCTACCAATAATGCTGTTAATATTTTTAAACAGTCTGACTCTCTCACTAATAATGAATTACTTAAGATTAAAAATATCACTGATGAATTGGAAGAAAATATGCAAAAATTAGATTCCGATTATTCTAATTTAAAATATTTTGCTATATTCTCTGGCATCATAGGTACTATGTTTATGATAATATCGGTTGTTCTAATATTCCATATAATAAATAATAGCTGATATAGAGGTATGAAAGAATGGGATTATTTACTAATGAAGATATTGATGATTTGGAGAAAGAAGAAATCATCGATCAGCCAAAAATAAAAAATGCAGAAAGTATTGAAACTTTCTTTAAAGAAATAAATACCGGATTTGGTGGATATAACGCAAAATATATAGACGTTTTATACTTTGCCGATCCTCCTACATATAGAAGAATAGCCAGAAATTTTAATGGTGATTATAATATGACTGAAGAGTCGTCTCCAAAGACTGTTGAAGATTATTCTAAAGCTAGTCATATACCAGATAACCTTATATTTGATAATGCTTTTAGGGTTATTAATGGTCATATAAAACAAGAAGATGTTCCGCTCTTTATTCCTAGAATATATTGTGTTCCATATGATAAGGATTATTTCTCCAAAGAAGATCCTATTGGAATTCTATATGAACCAACTAGATTTACTGAAGTAATAAGAATAGATCCTCTTAGTAATCACGATGTAGATAATGTATATAAGATAGAAACTAAGAAGGTTAGAAATTCTGAATATGTAGAATACATAAGATATATTAGAGATTCTGTAGCAGATACTGATCTTGCAGGATTTGATACTGTTGAAATAAACAATAATAAAAAACTTGTCGATGGTTATGATAATGATAACTTTGTTATTATAGCAGATACTTGCAAAACTAGTTTAGTATCTCGTAATACTAAAAATACTATTTATTCTATAATGGATAAAATACGAAATAGTATTGCTAACAATATCTTAGCATCTGAATTATTAGCCAGAGTATTTTTAAAAAATACCTATATTTTATCTAGAGGCGAACTATATTCTCCTCCAGAATGTTATCCTAAAGAAGAGGTATCTATTTATGATATCCAGTATAGCATAGGATTAGATCATGGTGAAAGAACTTTATATCTTATAGAAGTTGGTTCTAAAATAAAAGAATATAATTCTAATTCATATATAGACGAATCTAATAATAACCCATATAATATCAGATGTGTTGATAAGATTAATAGTATAAAAGAGACATTAATTATTGCGATACTTGCTATTACTACAATAGCAATACTAATCTATTCATTCTTAACTAAATAAATTATAAAATGATAGAGGAATACCATAATGGTATTCCTCTTATTTTTTTTTTATTTATTTTTGTTTTTTGGATTTTCATATTCCGAAGGTTTGATAGATTTGAACCCAGGGATTACTGTTGCATCATATTTATTTTCGCTTTTAGCAGTAATAACTTTTGCAGAATCTATACCTTTACTATCAAATATGAAGAATACTATTGCAAATTTATCTCCATAATTTAGGATCTTATAAGCAGTAGCTGTACCAAGAGAAACTTCATTTGCTTTATGCTTTATAAGCATAGCAGATTGATCTTCTACTTTAGCATTAGACCCATAATAATCATTAAAGATATCATTGGATTTATAGCCCTTAGTTTTACCAAACATAGCCACATTTGGAATATCTTTGATCATTTGACGTAATTTAGATTCTACTGCAGGAGTAATTCTATAATATTTGCGGAAATACTCTTGATCATGTTTATCTCTAATACCATTAGGAATTAGTCTAGGATCGATAGAGCTTATCCATTTCTTTGTTCCAAGAGTATGATCACCCATGAGAAAGTTTCCTATAGCATTATGAGCAACAGTTTCAATACTTTCGTTTAATTTAAATAGTGGCATAATTATTTAATATCCTTTATTTAATTACTAGACGACCATTTTTATCTGTCATCATTTTATCAAATTCTTCTTTAGTTTCTTTTCCAGTAAAAACATAATCGTTTGTTTTGCCCTTTCCATTAGTTTTGGCTTTTTCAATCATGCCTTTAGTAGATTTAAGACCCTTAGCTGTATGATCTCTAGCAACTCTAGTAAATCCTAAATGAATATCTAGATTTTTGATCTTTCTATCATGAGCTTTAAGTTTTTCTTCACGTTTGAAGAATTTATTACCAACCCATCTTGTTGCTTGAAGTAATTTTTCATTAATCCATTTAACAATACGAGTTAATACAGATAGGATTTTTTTTTATAATACCTTTAGATTTATTATCATCAGTAAGCTTATACTTTTCTTCAAAGCGTTCAATAGCAGCTTTAAAAGATTCTAGTTTACGTTCTAACCAAGATTTAGGCTTTTCATCAATAAGTTTTTTCATTTGAGCTTCTTTTTCAGTAAGTTGTTTATTATATTTTTCCAACTGTTCTTCTTGCTCTTTTTGTTGCTTATTTAGAGAATCTAAATCTCTTTCTACAACTTTAAGTTCTTCGTATAAAACAAATGTTTCAAATGATTCTAACAGAGCTTCTGCAGAAGATGTGCTATAATCTTCATTTAATCTATATAATGCCATATTCGTAAATCCTTTCAATAATTTATTATACCATATGGGAATATTCCCATATGGTATTTTATTTTTAGTTATTATTTTTCATCGTCGTAATATGCTCTTTCACGACCCCAAGCTTTATTACGACGTTCTTTTAAATCTTTAAGTTCGCCTCTTAATGCGGACTCTTTACCAGCAGCGTTTTTCTCACGTCTGTTTTTGAATAGTTTGCTATCTACAAAGCGAGTAGCTTTGATCAATTTATCATTAATCCATTTAACAATACGAGTTAAAACGGATAAGATTTTTTTGATAATAGTTTTGGATTTATTATCTTTAGTAAGTTTGTGTTTTCTTTCAAAACGTTCAATAGCTGCTTTGAAAGAAGTTAATTTACGTTCTAACCAAGATTTAGATTTATTTTCAATAACTTTTTTCAAATCTTGTTCTTTTTCAATAATTTTATTATGAAGATCTTCATATTTTTCTTCTTCAGCAGTAGCGTCTTCTAACATCAAAGAACCAGATGTTACTAATTCTAATTGTTCTAAAAGATTCTCTGCAGAAACTAAAGAGCCGCTTTCGTTTAATTGGAATAATGCCATTTTTATATTCTCCTTTTATAGAATACTAAAATATTTTAAGTTATTTTCAAAAACCTATATGAGATTATTTGATCAGATTAATTAAGTGTAAAGGTATTATTTAGATAATTTAAGGTTATTATTGATCTTTTCTAGAAGCGAATCTTTTTTAGTTTTAGAAGATTCAGCATTCTTTTTAAGGTTTTCAATAATCTTCTTATTACTATTTACCAGACTCATGAATTTTTCACGGATATCTTTCTTAGGTTGGACGCTTGTAATAAATTCATCCCATGCTAATACATATAGTCTGAAAGAAGAACTTGTTAGATTGATTTCTTTTTTAAGAAGCTTATCAACCTTTTCCGTTTCTTTTTTGATATCTCTAATATCTTTTTCTATAATAGCTCTAGTTTTAGGAGAGATATCAGGACGTTTTAATTCCTCTTCCAAGATATCTATTTGTGTCATGATTCTAGATGCATCTGTAGGATGTGGTTCGCCAGTAATAATAGTTCCAAAGAAAGAACCCATTATATATTCAAGAGCAAACAATTGTCCTACTAAAGGAATTTTGTCCGCTAAACCATTGATACCATATCCAAGCGTTTCTGTTTTCATGAGTTTTATAGCAGTAACAAACTCTACACCATATCCATTCATTGCTACAAATTTATCAGCAAAAGATTCATCCATGTAACCCATATAATTCATGACATGATTAACAGCAACTTGTTTTTTATTATCAGCAATATATTTTACATATGCTTTGCTATTATCCTTTATATATTCTAGAAGCTTATTGTGGAATATCATTTTTATACTATCAACTATTTTTTTCGCACCTTCAGGAACTGATTTCATGTCATTTTTTACAGCCATAATTGATGCAAATGCATCGAAACCTGTGTATATAGGTTTATATAATTGATTTCTTTTTGTTAAATTAGTCGCCCTTTTACCAAAATCTGTAGTATTAAGTAGATGACTAAGCAATGCACCAAACTTTTCGAAATTTGATTTGTCATCCATACCAAAATATACATCTAGTTTTGTAAATAGAGATAGTATCATTGCAGTAGTTCCATACAAAGACCTTCCTGCATTATATTGTGCTAAGAAACTGATCGCCATCTGAGAAAAGTTATGACCAATTTCATGTAAAATAATAGCTAAAACTTGACCAGAAGACATTTTAGAATTAAATAAAAGCCCATCAGAAATAAATGATATACCATTAATCTTTGCAGATTCTTTATATCTTAATCCACTACTATCTAAAACATCATCAAAACTAGCAAGTCTGGTCATATCTAAAGAAACTGGATATGTGAAAGCATTAATTTGAGACATTCTAAGTATATTTACAGAAAAGGTTTCAAATCCAAACTGCTTTTCAAGACATCTCTCAAATTCTTTCCAGTCTTTATCAGTATATAATTCTTTAACGACAGAAGCTAGTCTTTGGCTATTGATTTTTAGCAAACCAATCATGCCTTTAGTGTCATCTACTAGATAAGGTTTCCTAATCTTATCTAGCAGCTCTTCGGCCTTTTTGAGATATTTAGATTTGGGGACATAAGCTTCGCTTAATATTCCTCCCTCTTGAAAATCTCGAATCGTATATAATCCCATATTTTTTATCCTTTGCAAAGTTAAAAATATTTAAATAAAAATATGACTTATATAAGTGTCATTCTTTATCATTTTATCTTTATATCAAATAAGTCACTAATCCTAGACATTGTGATAATATCAGGAGGTGATATACTAAAATGCGAGGTTATAATGAGCTCGAATTGCCTAATGCTAAGAAGACGATAGTCTTAGACCATCTTCCTTCTTTTGATATAGCAGATTATGATTTTACTAATGAAAAAGATCTAATGAAGTATTTTAAAAATATTGAACGTATTTGCCGATCTTCTAGATCTTATAAAAAATATATTGAATACTTAAGAAACTGTGTTGATATGACTAGTTGTTCTTTCTATAAGAACGTAAACAATATCGATACTTATTCTATTAAGATTCATATACATCATTCTCCATTAACATTATTTGATTTGGTAACAACAATCTATGCCAAGAGAGTTGCTTGTCAAGAAAATATTTCCGAGAATGCTGTAGCTAAAGAAGTCATGTTTAATCATTATAGATTAAACGTTGGATTAATACCATTATCAGAAACTGTTCATGAGTTAGTTCATAATGGGTACCTATTCATCCCAACGAATTATGTATATGGAGATTATAAAACCTTTGTACAAATTTATGGGAAATATATGGATCCACAACTGAAAGCTACTTTAGAATATTCTGAAGCTATATCTAGAACTTATGATTATAATAAAGAAACTCAAGTTCTTGATATGCATATGGTTCATATAGATCCATCTGGATCTTATGATTTCCCTAGTACAGAAGAAGTTATTAATAAACTTCAATCTAGAATTGATGATATAGATAATTCTGCTACTGAAAACCAATACATGATTGCTACTAAAAAAGAAGATTAGGAGGATACTAAACTAATGGGATTACTATTTACAGAAGAAAAACAAACTGTAAACTCTTTTAAACAGTTTAATGAAGAGCTTCAATATATGATTGAAAACGATATGCTAGAACAAGGTCTTGCTAGACTAGTTCTATTTGGAGAAGAATATACTATTGAAGAAGAGTTTCAAGTTTCAAAAGAATTAAGAGCCATAGATGAAGAACGAGCTAATTTAGTTGCACAACAAGTTTTATCTGAAGAAGTAACTGCTCCTATGCCAGATTTAAATAATGTGAAAAGTATGGAACAAGCTACTGCTCGTATCAAAGCTTTAACAAACCAACTCAATCAAAAAATTAAAGAACAACAAAATGCTGTTGCTTCTAAAAAAGGTTGGTTTGCTACTATTATCTTAAATCTAAAACGTGCTATCACTTGGCTAAAAGATAAAATTTCAAGTGGGTTCTTTAAAGCAAAACAAGCTGCTACTGGAGTATTTAGTAAAGATAAAGAAACTTCTTTAGCAAAAAATGAATGGAAAAGAGCTAATAGCCAATATAATACGGCTATTCAAAGAATGTAATTTTATAAAAGATATAAAAGCCTTGTAATGACTATTTATTAATGATTATTCTAATATATTATAGTGGTCATTAAAGGAGAATTATTATATGCTTCTAAAAGAATCTGACCTTTATGGGTCTAATGATTTCGACTTTATTGAATCTCTTGATTCTTTAAGCGAATCTGAAATGATCTATACTGCAAACATGGTTCCTATTAGACATATTGACCGTTTAAATCGTAATCTTATTCAATTAGAAGAGTTCGTGAAATTCGGCACTTCTAATGGTATTACAAACGGTTATAAAGCTATCGGAGCTGTATGTGAAGCTAGTATGATTAGCAACGATTCCAGAATTGGTTTTGTTGTAAATGAAGCTTCTCTTTATGAAGATGATGAATTAGTAGAGATTACTCAATCTATTAAAGAAGCTGGATATAAGGTATACATTACTCCAGTTTCTGAAAACTCTATTTATTATCAACAATTAATGGAAGCTTTTAACAAAGACTTTGAAGCAGAAAGCTTCAAAGATTCTTACCATCTCCAAGCATATTGTGAAGGTACTATTAAAGATAACCTTAATAAAATGAAATATGCTGTTGGTGAGGTTGGTAATAAAGGTGCTAAGAATATTCTTCGTGTGAAGAATCATATTCAAACTGGTGCTGATGCAGTCAAATCTGCCGCTACTACTGCAGGAGATAGCGTAAAAACTTTAGCTAATAAATACTCTGCTGCTAAACAAGCTGTAAGAAACTTTACAGACAAAGCTTCTAAGGCTCCAGAGTCTTTAAAACAAACTGCAAATAATACTTTGCAAAAAGCTAAAGACACTGCTACTACTATTAAAAATAAATTAGTAGCAGCCAAACAAGGATCCTAATTTTTAAATATGGAAGGAGAACATGGCCATGTTTAACTCTGCTATTCAGACTCTTTCTGAAATGGCTATTGCTGATAATGGTACCAAAATTCCTCAAACTACAAAAGTATCTGTAGTTGAAGAAGTTAAATCTTTATTAGATGGCTTAGCTACCATTCCAGTTAGTGAATGCAAATTTACTGCTGAAATGGTTCCAGTTCGCGAATCTAAAAGATTTGGTAAATACTTAATTGAAATGGAAGACCTTTCTCGTTATATGATTACAAATGGTCTTTCTTCTGTAACTGAAGCTATTGGTTCTATCTTAGAATGCAATGGTCTTAAAGGTCAATATCATAATACTGCATTAATCATCGATGAAGCTTCTATTCTTGATGAAATGAGCACTCTTGGTATTGGTACTGACGATAACTTGAATAAATGGCATGATGCTGGTTTAGGTAAAGGCTTATGGGGCGATCAAGCAAATGTAATGACTTATCGCAAATTTGCTAATACTAAACAAATGATGGATACATTCACTGGTAAATATGGTATTCAACTTATTAAGAAGAACTACAATGTTGGTTTAGCAGAAGCTGCTGAACAAGAAGACGTTCAACTTAAAGTAGAACCTACAGATCAAGTTATTCATGAAAAACCAGTTGAAGCTAAAAAGCTCTCCAAAGCTGATAAAAAATTCATTGCTGATGATATCGAATCTGAAGAATTAGGTGACGAATTGGACAGCATGATGGGCTTTGGCGATGTTGAAAATGATGATTCTGATAGCGATCTAGAAGAATTCCAAGAATCTGTAGATCCTCATCAAAAACATCTTCAATATTTAAGAGACATTGCGTCTGGTAAATATGATAAAGATTTAATGTAATTCAATTACTAATTTTACTTGGAGGTAAAATACTATGGCATTGTTCCGTATTAATGAAGAAGCATCTGAAGATCAAGCAAAAGGTAATATTGGTTTAGATAATGATGCTAAAAAAGGTTTATATCTAGCTGACGAATATGATGAAGAAGAAGAAAAAGAATTCATCGGCGCTGGTGATGAAAAAGAAACTAGCAAAGTAAATATTCCTGCAGCATTGGCAGCAAAAACTGCTGGTGGTGTAGCTCATGACGCTACTGAAGATAATGGTGTTAATGGTGTTAGTGAATCTTATTCTAGAAGATCTGCTCGTGCTAGACTCTTTTCTAAATAATAATTAACAAAGCATTGCCTAGAGATTCATTCTCTAGGCAGTTGTTTTCTAAATTGGAGGATATTGATATGATTTTTTCTAACCATGATAATGGTATTTTAGATGAAGCAACTTCTATTGTTGGTAGTTCTAAAATGCTAATTCATGAAAACACAGAGTATTTTCCAGAATTAGTTATTATTAGAGAAAGCAAAGAGAAGAATTGCAATATCATCAGAATTGAAGATCTAGTAGAGTATGCGACTTCTAATGGTATTACAAATGGTACTCAAGCAATCGTTAATGTTTGTGAAGCTAGCGATGTTAAACCATCTACTATTTCTTTATCTTTAGACGAAGTCAATGCATATGCTGATCAAGAAATGCTTGATACTGCAAAACATTTTAAAGAAGCAGGATTTCAAATTTTCTTAAATCCAATCTCTAAAAATGATCCAGTATATGAATTAACAGAAACTACTTTTGATAAGATTCATGATCTTATGCAACGTGGTGATGATATTAGTTCTGATGAGTTATTAGATGCTTATCTTAATGATGACTTCGAAACATTGAAAGAACAAACAGATATCAATCCACAAAATAAGATTCTTCAAAAACTCAAAAGAGTTCCACAAGAAGTATCTTCTAATATCAATGATAAAGAATATCTTGGTAAGAAAATGGCTTCTATGAGAAATCTTTATTATTCTTTAAGAAATAAAGCAAATGGAGATTCTCCTACAAACATGGATACTTCTACTGTAAAGGCATTAATGAATAAAACTCAACAAGCTATTGGGTTTGTAAGAGCTAAATTGAAATAATAATAACTAATTTTGAAAGTTATAATAATTACATTATAATAAATCTTTGGAGATATAGATTTTTCATCGGATTTTATATCTCTAAGCAATGAAAATAATTTATAAATTATTCCAAATTCAAATCATTATGATCATAATGGAGGTATTTACCTATGTTAATCACTGAATCTCAGTTGAACCGTACTGCTGGCTTCAAAGGTATTCTTGACGAAGCTGTGTACTTGAGCGAATCCGAAGCTGCTCTTAACCCTATTGCAATTCCAGTAGTTGAAAATACTCGTATTGGTGCTGCAGTAGTTAACTTCTCCGATGTTGAACGTTTGGCAGAAGAATCCTGTATGGATTACTTCGAAGCTGTTGATGCTATTGCTGAAGCTAACCAAATCTCTGTTGACTCCATCGCAGTTGCTATTGATGAAGCTCGCATTATCATGAACCCTGAATTAGTTAACGAATGCCATAACGTAGTTGTTCGTCCTATTAGCGAAAACTCCGATGCATACATTTTCGTTGACATGATGCTTGAAGCATTCGAAAACACTGGCGACGTTACTTTCATGAACATGATTGTTAACGAAAACGAAGGTGGCACTACTGATCAACAAGCTAAAGAAGTAGAACAAGCTACTGATAATAAAGGTGCTGACGCTGCTAAAGGTGAAAAAGAAGTAGGCAAAATCCGTCAATGGTTAGAAAAAATCAAAGAATATGCTTACAACAAACCAAAAGAATGGATTGCTAATAAAATTGCTGCTCTTAACGCTAAAGCTGAAGACTACAAAAAGAAAACAGCTGAAATGGGTGACAAAGCTCCTTGGTACCGCAAAATTTTCGATATGATCGCAAAAGCTGTTGCTTACTTGACTTCCAAAATGACTAGCGACACACGCCGCGCAGATGCTGCTACTGCATTAGCTGACAAAAACGCTAAAGCTGCAGCTGAAAAGAAATAAGAATCGAAGATAAATATAGAGATATAATTATTTTTAGATAATCAATTGACCTAGGGGCTTAATTGCTCCTAGGTCTTTTTTGTGTTTCAAATACCTATGACACTTTAGTAATCTATTCATAAAATGTAATGAGGTATTTATAATATGGGATATTTTAAATCTTATAGTTTGATAACAGAAGATACTAAATCATTTTCTTCACTAGATATCTATATCAAAATAATTAAAGATATAGCTATATCTACAATTATAGGACAAGCTGTCAAGATATTTGTAGAAAATAGAGTAAATGATGACTTTGCTATTAAACTTGAATCATATAAATCTAATAAAAAATTTTACGAATATCTATCCAAAGAGATATCCAATATATACAAAAAGAATCCAGAATATAGACGGATGAGTTATGAAGAATATCTAAAGACTCCTATGTCTAAAAAGATGAAGGCGTTCTATAATAAGAAAGATTTTAAAACTATAGCTAAAAATACAAAAGATGCTCTAGCTGCTGGTATAATAAAATTCTTAACTTCAGCAATGTTTAAATTTCCTGGTGGTAAGGCTATGATAATCCCAATATTCTATGTATTGAATACTAACCATATTGGGCTTGGCAAAAGCTTTATGTATGTGCCAATAGAGATAGAAGGGGCTCTTACTGTATTAGGATTGAATTTTGGTAAGAATGGTAATCTATTCATTAACGAAGTTGAATTATTTAGCTTCGATGAAAAAGATGACGTTGTTAGAATTCCTATAAAACGCCCTCCAGCAAAACTTTATCAACTCACAAAAGAAGAGATGAAAAAAGTAGTCGCTAAAATGGAGAAATATAAGAATAAGAAAACTGATAATCCAGAGCAATTACTGATTGATTATATTAAAGAATTGAGAGATGACTTATGCTAAAAGATGAATTTTTTAATGCCATCTCAGAATCATATGAATTTGATGCTATATTAGAGATGGCACAAGATAATAGAAATATGCTTCTCTGGATGTATGAGAATGGATACATCTCTCAAGAATATTTTGAAGAAGCAGAAAATTCTGGAAATGATCAATGGCGAATAGATAATATTACTGCTATTAAAACTAATCTTAAGAAGTTTAAAGATTATGCTAATGATCAAGGCAAAAAGAATAATGAATGGTTAATCCAAAATAGAGACTATCTTGTGGATTTCCAAAAATATCCAGTAAAGAGTGGTGCAAATATTCAAAATGCTCCATCATATACTACAGCATTTTCTAGAATAAAGAAACCATTAAGTTCTAATATTAGCGGGGTTGATCTTAAAAGAGTTACTATTCTAGATACAAAGAATAATACTTTACAAGGCGATGCTAAGAAAGCTGCTGATTATAAAAATAATTTATGGTTTAAGAAGATGCTAGTAAATGAATATGATGGACAAAGTGACTTTGCTAAATTTGCTAGAGACTTTTATTATGGTATAGATAAAAAAGTCAATATGCAATCTCAAGACATTCAACAATTAATTCCTAAAGCATATAACTTCTGTACAACTTATAATACCCTTATAAAATCTTTTGAAACAGATGTGAATGGTATTATAAACTATATCAATAGAAATCCTATCACTGGTAATCAAGAACCTACTCTATCTCCATCTCAATTAGCAGCTAATAAAACTGCTAATGCCGTAAAGCAATCTAATACTCAAGGCATGGCTTCTACAGCACCATTAAATGCAGATACAGATTATTCATTATTCTATACGAAATATTTTAAAGATCTATTAAATGAAGATGATGCTAATAAGACTTCTACAGCAACTCCTAAGATGACCTTTGATAACAGATCTTCTAATAATAATCAAAATAATTCTAACCAACAAAACACTCCTCAGAATAACCAACAAGCTAAACAAGATCCTGAGGATAGTGAAACAGTTATCTATAATAAGAAGAAACTTATTTGTGATATCTTAAAACAAGCATTAAATGCTAAAATGACAGCAGCTGGAATGTTATATAGAGATTTGTTTTCTTATATGCAAGCTCATGTAAATAGCTATAATAAGAATAAGCAAGCTCCTTCTCAAAATCAAAATAATAATCAAGAGAAAACTAATACAAATCCTAATAAACAACCAGCTCCTAATACTGATGAAAAGGCTGGTGAATAATATGGCTTTATTTATATTAGATGAAGCTAGGGTTATTAAGAATATTGAGGGTATTGTTCGTAAAGTAAAAAGAGTAACATCTGGAGATGCACATCATGCTCCAAATATGAAAAAATACGAAAAGACTTTTCTTGGAGATAGATTCACAGCACAGCCTAAAAAAGCTGGTGACTGGAAGAACAAACAAGATACTGATGGAAATCCTAATAGCTATAAATAGAATATTGCCCATACTCGTAATGAGTATGGGTATAATTTTTGGTTCAATTATATACTATAATAGTGATATAGTGTTTATATAGTTTAGGAGGATTTAGTATGGATATTATTTTATTTCCAGTAGAGACTTTGATGTGGACTTTACCAGCATCTATGGTAGCTGGTTATGGTTATTTTGCAGAAGCTAATAAAGAGTATGTAAATAATGAGCCAGATGATTTTACAGACTACTCAGATCATATTCCTGAGAAAAAAGCAGAGGTCCATTATGATATATCTTATTTTGAAAACAAATTAAAAGAGCAATTAAAAGCCAAAGAAAATAAAGGGGAATAACTCTCCCTTTTATTTTTTTTTCTAAACTCCTTACAAATCTCACTTGACCTTACTATAATAGAAAATAAGTAAAAAGAGAGATGGTGATACATAATGATTATAGATATGCTATTTCTATTTGCAATACATTGCCTAGCCGACTTCCCACTTCAAGGAGAATATTTAGAAAAGAATAAAAGAAAATCTTTATATCTATTAACCTGCCATTGTATTTTGTATGCGTTTATTGTTTGGGTCGGTTTTTGTATTATAACAGGAGCAAGGTTTGCTGATTATTTTAGTAGGGTTATTTTCTTAATAATTCTTATATCTCATATATTAATAGATTTTGGAAAATGCTATGCTATGAACTCTTTGATTATAGAGAGACTAAATGGGATGATTAGCAATGAAAAGTATAGAAGATTAGAAGCTACACTAAATAGATTCGATCAATTATTTCATATTCTCATTCTTTTCCTCATTTACTTTTGCAAGTAATGACCACTTAGTAATTGAATTATGAATATAGGAGGAAAAGATGAAAAGATATCCTTGTCCCTATTGTAGTGAAACTTATCATAGAGATAATTTAGTAAAACATATAGAACGAAAACATGATGATGAAATTCCAGAAGGATATACTGCATATAGATTAGTATATGATATTGTGAATAACAAACATGGTCATGGTAATTGCACTGTATGTGGAAATCCTACTAAATGGAATGAAAAGCGTCAAAAATATGAACGTCTATGTGGTAATCCAAAATGCTATGAGACTGTTAAAAAGACTTATCAAAAACGTATGATGAAAGTATATAATAAAACCCATTTATTAGATGATCCTAAACAACAAGAAAAAATGCTTGCTAATAGACGGATCAGTGGTAAATATAAATGGTCGGATGGTAAAGAATTTACTTATACAGGCAAGTATGAGTTAAATCTTATGAAGTTCTTAGATGAGGTACTAGAGTTTGATTCTTCTGAAGTAATTGCTCCAGGCCCTGTATTAGAATATACCTATGGTGGTAAAACCAGACATTGGATCACAGACTTTTTACTACTTCCTTATAATCTAATCATAGAGGTTAAGGATGGTGGCAAAAATCCTAATACAAGAACTATGACTGAGTATAGAGCTAAACAATTAGCCAAAGAAAAGATGATTACTAATATGGGAGAATACAATTATCTACGTTTAACAGATAATGACTTCTCCCAATTATTTACAATGCTTGCAGAATTGAAAATGCAAGTTGTTGAAGATAAAGTTACTCCAATTTCTAGAATAAACAAATAGGAGTCGATAATGAATATATTTACTAACTCTTTATCTGAATCTAAAGGTAAAGTTTATAATAATTATAGCATAGAAGATTTTGAAACTGAGTTTAATGATAAATTCTATGATGCTGCTATTTCTTCTAGAAAAGAGAAAATTGAGTGGCAAAAAGATCTTATTACTAAATTTCAAAATAAAGCTTCTGATCTAACTTCTTCTTTAATGCAAGAACTAAGTGTGAAAGAAGCTATTAATAAAATTTTTAATTCTTCTAAAACTCTTAATGATTTTAGGACTTATGTTGCTAGCAAGACTATAGATAAGAAAACCCAAATATATTATATTGAGAAGAAAATAAAAAACTATCCAGAATTGGATATGGAAAGATATAATATAGGAGAGCTTAGATATGATATTCCTAAATTAGATCCTAGTATGAAATCAATATTAGATATTTATTTAGATAAAAAGTATTGGTTAGGTGAAGGTTCTATTAGAGCTATTAATTTTAGTAGACAAAAGGAATATGAATCTAAAGAAAAACTCATATCATTTTTTGAAAAAACATCTAAGAAATTTCATGGAACAGATAATTTAAAACCTTCTGAGATTATAAAATTATCAAATTCATATGATGTAGTTGTATGTAAAGACCTAGTACAAATAAAAAAAGATCATGAGGAATGTATAGAGTATATAGGAAGCATTAGGGATAAGGTAAACAAACTTTTTGTTGAATTATTAAATAAAAATTCTTCTGATAAAGTACTACAAAAAAGACTTAGAACAATACATAAAAGATTTATAGAAGATAGTTTATATTATACAAATATAATCAATAATTACAACTACTCTTCTATAAAATTTTATATTAATTATTACAAAGAAACTTCTAGAGTAATCCATAAAATCTTTATGGAAATAGAAGCTTTCAACAAATAGAGGATAACGTATATGGGATTATATATACTTGAATCGGCAAATATAGAAAGAGATTTATTAGAGTCTCTTTCTTTAAATACTGAAGAAAGAGAAGCTCTTCAAGAAGCAATCTTTTTAGAAGCAGAAAGATCAGGCGATGATCTTCTTATCGGAAATACTCCTAAAGAAATAGAACAGGCTGCTGGAGATGCATTTTATAGAAGATTAACAAAAGATAAAGAAAGTATGAAAGCTTTAGATCAGATAATGAGGGATAGAGACGACTATACTAGAGAAAAACTTAGGAGAGAGATAGAGCACGCCCCTAAAACTTGGGTAGCTTCAAAAATTGCTGCTTTCAGAAGTCTTTATACTAAATTAGAAGCTGAACTAGATCAAGAAAAGAGTATGGGAAGGACTAATCTTTTAAGAAAGATTATGAGAATTTGTATTAAAGTTCTTGATTGGTTAGCATTTAGAATGCAAAAATTAGGTAATAAGATTACGATAGGGCCAAAAGGTAATTACGCTGGTGATCATGTTAATAGATATCGTAATAGAGAATATAACGGTAGAGTTAGAGCTATTCAGAAGAAAATCGGAATTGCTGTTAATGATCATATCACTTATCATGACGATTATGACGCATAGCCCTTTTATACTCTGCACATTATAATAATCTTTAAGATTACTTGTTTTATAATATATTATGAAAAGGAATGGTGACCTTAATGCGCGAAGGCAAATTTGTCAAAATCATCGCTCCAGGCGGTGCAACCTTAAATTTTGTTGGTGTCACTGGCACTACAGAAAAAGTATTAATGGAAGTTTCTGCGGTAGCTAGATTATGCGACCGTGGTTGTCAAGTATTCGAAATCAAAGAAGAAGCTGCTGCTGAAGAAGGCAAAGAACCAAAAGTTACTTATACCCCTCTTTATAACAACTTCGATTTAGTATCTGGTGTAGAACTCTTTACAGAAAAACAAAAAGCAGATTTCGAAAAACGTGGTTTCAAAGAATGTAATGAAGATAATGGTGGTAATCGTCAAATCGATTCTAAAGAATTAGAAGATATCTTAGTTACAGATATCGAATCCATTATCGAAACTCTTAAACACAATGAAGAAACAGAACGTATCGAAATTATTTCTGAAAAGCTTAAAAAGCATATTGCTGAATTAAATGCTCAAGAAGAAGTTGAAACAGAACCTAAAACTGAAGAAAAAATTGTTGAAGAAAAAGCATCTGCTCACTTCAAAAAACACTTCAAAGATTTAGAAGAAGAAGAAAAAGCTAAAGAAGCTGAAGCTGCTAAATCTGAAGAAGAAAAGGCAAAAGAATCTGCTTTAGATAAAGGTATTGTATACCGTCAACTTCCTCGCTTTGGTAATAAACCTTCTTCCTCTTCCTTCCGTTATAATGAAGAAGGCGGAATCGAAGAAGACACTTCTGATAAATCTGGTGCAAATCCTAAATCCAATAGTGATGCAGGTGTAACTCCAGCAGGTTCTGATGAGCATACTACTTCTCCAAGTACTACAGAACGTACAGAAACTGGTGAAGCTACTCATGAAGCTACTCCTGGTAACCCAGAAACTACTGGTTCCACAACTTCTGGTAAACCTGGTAAAAAGAAAAATGATAGCCAAGCTCCAGACGAAGCTACTTCTCCAGGTAGAAGAGCAGAAGAAAATCCTACTCCAGTTGTTCCAGGTCCAACACAACCACCTCATCAACCAGACGATCATTTATAATAGGTGACAGTTATGGGTTTATATATCATAAATAATAATTTTCTAATTGAAGAATGTCATATTGATTTTGCTACTATTTTTAATGAAAATAGTAATGAGGAATCCACAGAGCAAGAAGTTAATAATAAAATAAACAATGCATTGGGGGATTTAATGGGCGGAGAAGATGTTGCCGCTGATTTAGTATCCGATATATGTGTAAATATTCAATCTATAACCGATCCTACATGGTTAGAGAGAAAACAATACCAATTAGAAGAAAAACTAAAAAAATATGAAGAAAAACTAAAATCTGATAAAACTGGGACCTTTGCTAAAATATGGACTAAAGTAAAACAATTCTTTGTAAAGATTTTAGCAGCAATTGCAAAGGCTATAAACAAAGCTGTTAGATTTGTCAAACAAAAAGTAGCTAAACGTAAAATTAAAAATATGATGAAGAATGGCGATGGACTATTTTAGATAAAGGATTTCATAAATGGGATTATTTATATTAAATGAAGATAAAGCCATTCTAGATAATATAGCTTTAGATTTAACAAATTCTTTGACAGAAGAATCAAAAAATGTATATATGAAAAGCCAAGTACAAAAGCAAAAGATTATTGAAATGCTTAATGCTGGAATCAAGGCTAATGGTGATATGAGTAAATTAACTAAGATTAATGGACTTATAATGCACGTTGATGATCTAACATGGTTAGAGAAGAAACAATTGCAGATTGAAGATAAAATCAAAGAATATTCTAAAAAACTTAAATCTAAAGAATCTGGAATATTTTCAAAAGTATGGACAAAAGTAAAACAGTTCTTATTGAAAATCGTAGGATTTATAGTTAAGGCTATTAATAAACTTTATAAGAATATGAAATTATCTTATAAGGCTAGTAAACACTTACACGATAATGATGCTACATCCCTTATCGATTTAGGATCTAAGGCTGACGAAATAGAGGATAGAAATATTAAACGTAAAATTGCTAGCCGTTCTGCAGCTCTTGTTAGAAGTCAAGACAAAACAGAAGACTCTAGATTCTGGGGCCAATATACTAAAAGAAATCTTAGTAGATAATAATTACATGAGAAGAGCTATAACGGCTCTTCTCATCTCCTTGTGTTTAAATATGATGACACTCTGATAATATAAAATGGAGGTCAGATTATAATGCAACAATGGAACTTCAAGGTCTCAGGCAAAGTATTAATTCCTGGAGAGAAATCAGATGGTCTTATAATTAGACCTGAGAACTTTAAAAATATAATCCGTATTAGTGATTATGAAAATAAGAATATGCCTACAATGTTAGCACATGTTAATTTAGACAAGAATCTTTTTGATAAGATTATTGCTAATGCTAAAACTGCTACAATGTATTTAAAAATAGATAAGTATGATACTAATCAAGAATTAGAAACTCCTACTGTGGAATCTTATATAGAAGATGAGTTCTCTATCTTTGTATCTAATGATATAAACTATTATAAAGAATTAGATTACAAAGAAAAAGATGAAGGTGGTAAAGATAAACAAGATGTGTATAGAGAAGCATATCTTGGTTTGATGAGTAAGAAATGTATTGATGCAAATAAGACTGTAGCAAATACTACTATGATGGATACTCATATGATGAATATCTTAAGTTCATATATGAGCAACCTTCATCTCCTAATAGAACCATTCCAATATAATAGAGTTCAACAACAGCTTATCATTCCACCGACAGATACACTAGTTTCTTTAGTAGCATATTTAAATTCAGTAGAAGTATTCTATCCAACTAAATATCAATTCTTTATAGATGAGCCATTCTGTACTTACCTAATATCTAAATCTGGTAAAGGTGTTCCTATGAAGAATGAACGCTTTAATGACGTTATATTCAATATTAGAGAAACTACAGATCCTAATACTGCTAATCAAGGTATGAATATAGATACAGAAAGAAATCATTATTATATAGATCTATCTGTAACCGAAACTGCTTATAAGATCAATCATGATGTAGCAAAAGTAATCAATAAGTTTGATGCTATTATCAATCCATCTAAAGATAATAGTATTTTAAGCTATGATAATATTGCAAAAACAAAAGCATACATTGATCGTATAGTAGAGAAATTTAAAGTAATGATTAAGAAGATGATTAAGAAGATGGGCAACGTTCCAGAGAAACTTAATCATTGGAATGATATATTTAAAAACAATGTGCTTAATAAAGCTAAAGAGTTAAATGAATATCAAAACAAATTAACTCAAACAGTTATGCAACAGGCATCTGGTTTTCCAACATCAGTTCCAGCAAAACCTGGCAAAGTTACTATAAACGTACCAGTAGTACAAAGCGCTTTTAAATCTATTACTAGTAAATTTCTTGGAAATGGTATCCTTGGGTTTAATAAGCAATACGAAAGATTAACTCAAATGAGTCAATCATTTGAAAAGAATATTAAGAAGATATCTCCAGTATTCTATGACTCAGAATATTTAGATAACTATTTGAATTCTGTTACAGAAATCAATGTACAAGATGTAATAGAAGCTACCAAGAATTCTGTATCTAAAATTAACTCTTCTTCTTATTCTGCATCTTCTCATTCGCAATCTAAGATCTTTTCTCAAACTGATGCATTCGATAATACAATGGATAAGATTGGATCTATTGCTGATAAGGCAATCGGATTTGTAAACAAAATCAAACCGGTATATGATAAATACAGTTCAGTATTTACCGACTCTAGTACTCATACTCACTTTGAAGATTTATTTACAAATGCATCTAAACTAATGGAGAATGTTCATGAGATGCAAGGTTATGTAAATACAGTAAAAGGTGTTGTTGGTAGTTTAAAAAATATTACATCATTCATTACTGGGTTTGCTAAAAATTTATTATCTTTTTTCCCAAGTTTCAATGATATATTGTCTTGTGATATTAAGAGTAAATTTGTTTCATTAGTAACAGATGTATCTGCTATTTCCTTTACTGGGGAATCTATTTACAATAAATTATCAGCCGCAGGTAAATACATGGCTTCTGGTGGATTCATGAACCAAGCAGATCTACAATTATTAAAAAATAATTTAGATAGCGTTACAGATTTAACCGGTATAGGTCAATTGGGAGTAGGTAGTTTTGAATCTGACGTAAATCTAGGTGGTTCCTTTGGGGATAGTAGACTAGGTACTAAAATTATCGTCACAAAGAATGATAATCCAAATGAAGTAAAGAATTACAAGTCAGAATTAGAAAATCAAATCAATAAGCTTACTGTAAATAAATATGACTTAGACCCATCAGTATTTACTCCTAATAAGAAATATGTAGTAAAGAACTATGCAGCTCATTCTGATAAAGATGGTATATTCTTATTAAATAAGAAAACAGAAATCTATACTAGAGAAGCTGATAATTTTAGATGTATCACTATGATGAACTTCTCTAAAATACTAGAAGTTCCTAATAATGAAAAAGCAGCTGATGCTAATAAAACTACAGCTAATGATAATAGAACAACTAAACAAGATTGGTATAATAATTCTAATAGTAATAAAGCAGATTCATTGAATAATAATGTAAACGTAGTATCTGATGAAGGTAAAGGTATTACAACATCCAAGGTTTCTAAAAAGACTACTGTTAGAAAAGAATTAGGTACTAAATCCATGAGTGATATGGCTCAAATGATTAAAAGATAAAAAAATAAAGGGTAGAGTCATAACGACTCTACCCAATATATTTTGATTATATTAAAGCTTTTCAAGTAAGATTGGATTTTGTGAGAAGTATTGATCATTAATATTCTTAAGAGCTTCAGGATCTTCTACTTGTTCTAAGAATACAGTATCTATAGCTTCAGGCATAGTTCTATACATATACAATTGGTAATCTAAATCAATACATCTAAATCTATTAACTATCTCATCATAAGAATGAGAATTTAATCCTTTGCTTGGATATAGCTTAGAGGCTACATTGAATAAAGAATCAGGAGTAGCTTGATCGAACTGCTCATCTATACTCTTTAATATCTTCAATGACTGTTTATAGTTAAATAAAGATTTAAGATTTCTTTTAGGAATACCTGATAGTGTCATAAATCCTGATAACCAAGATTGATTTACTTCAAACTTTTCTATTCTTTGTTTCTTAATTTCTGCAATATATGAATCCAATGCAGTTTCTTGAGTTACCAAATAAGAAGGATCTTCTACACTACCAGGAGCTGGTTTCTTTTTATAAAGCATGATAAGATCTTGTACTTTAGATGGTAATTGGAACGCATATTGAGACGAAGTTATAAATAAAGATGGAGCAGTAATCTGTCTATTCTTAAACTTAGTGATCATATCATAAGCCATAACAGAAGTTTCTACTGTTCCCATTTTAAAGAATATATTATTCATATATTGGCAAAGCATTTGGATAAGAGGTATATTTTGATTAACCATATCATATACTTCTTTATTATTTATCATTCTCATAGTGTATTTTTCATTATATTCTGCACAGAATCTTTGCTGAGTAGCAGCTCCAGTTGTAGGAGAATACAATAAAAATACAAAGCTATCTATTCCAGCTTTTCTAAAAAATGATTTATAATGTATAGCTAGATTAGCAATACAGGCAGTTATATTATAAGGATTAGTCACTTTATAGAAACTAAATATAGGAAGCAATACTTGATATACGTCTATATAAATATTAATCCATTTAGGAATTGGCTTGTTTCTATAATATTCTGTAAATAGTTTATTTAATTTATCATATTTGATAAACTGAGCATAAAGAATATGCTCAATAGGTACTGCTTCTAAATAATCATATTCTTTCACTCTATTATTAGTCATAATTCCACCTTATTTGTAATCATGTAAAGTCCCACCTTTAGAGATAGAACGTTTACCAACTTTAGGGGCATAATTTTTACAAACTTGACCAGCATTCTTATCATATAATAAAGGAATGCAATCGTCACAGACTCTTGAGAACATCCACTTCGATGGAGAATATTGTTTCTTACCACAATATCTACAAGTGAATGGCAATACTTCAGCTTCATTCATTCTAGAAATACAAGATTCACAGAATGGTACTCTCATACCATCAGGTTCTATAGAACTTGGGTGTTTACAAATAATACATTGGAACCACCATTTCTTAGCACGAAGAGGAGTCTCTTCTTCATCAAGAATACAGTTCTCAAATGTACAACGTCCATACATATCTCTATGCTTACAAGGTTTATCTATACCTTGAACAAGATATTTACACATCTCTAATTGCTCTAGAGATTCATTCTGATTATCACCTTTTACTTCTTCATATTGGCTTTTCATTTAAACCACCTCTTTCACAAAGAGGAAATACTTTAATCATCTAAAACACTTTTTGGATCAAAGTAATCGTCCTCACTAATTGTTACTTCAGTGTTTTTAGATTTTTCAATCTTTTTCTTACCGATAACTTTTACTAAAGATTCATCAAAGTCTTCTCTATCTTTAATATTATTGATAAGCTTTTCTGTATTACCAAAACCTTTTTCTGCTAATACTTCTGTAAGTGTATGAGGGCCTTGTTCTGTAATAAAGGATAAACCTCTCATAGGGGTTTCTTTATCTACATCAATAATCCATTTACGGATTTCTAATTTAGGATCTCTACCATTCCAACCTACTTCTCTAAGCATAATAGAAGAGTTACCACTACCTTCATCAATTAGTTCATTAATCCCATCTTCTTTGATTTCAAATTTGATAGGACCTCCGTCTTTTTTAAAAGCCATAATTTTATACCTCATAAAAAATAAATATAAAGGAAGGATAGAGATTTCTCTCTATCCTTATACCTCTATAAGTGTAGTTTATTGTAGTGCAAGACAGTTTAAAATTATCGATTAACGATCAGTGTTGATACCCAAGGAATTGGAACCATAACCATTGAATCCGAAGCGTTCAGCCAAACGATATACATCGCTAGAATCAACTCTCCAAATAAGAAGATTGAAGTTAGTTGCAGTAACTTTACCAGTTACAGGATCTTGAATTGGGTTGATTGGGTTCTTAACTTCAATGTTGTAGTTCCATTTGCTACCTGCATTGGATTTGCTACCATAGATAGTTTTGATAACTTTATAGATATCGATATCTACAGAGAAGAAGATTTGAGGACGAGCAAATTGCGTAGGAGCTGTAGTTACTTCGTTTGTTACAGCACCCCAGTTGATACCACCATTACGATTGAAAGCACTACCAACTAAGAAGTCTTCTAATTTTTCTTTGCCTTCTTTAGTCAATTGCAAGTTTTTCCAGTTACCGTTAGGGTTGTTCAAACGGTTAGCCAAGGTAAGACGGCTAGCAATATCATTCATATTACTACCAGTTGTTGCATCTTCAATTGCATAGCAACCAGCTGCATCTTTAGATTTTTCAGCAGATGGAGAGAAGAAGATACGGGATTGGATACGGCCAGATTGAGGATCTAATTCCAATTTGCAACCAAAGAAATCATCGAATACAGAGAAGAACAATTTGTTCACAAGTTTGGAAAGATCGCTTAAGGACATGTAACCAGCAGAAAGAAGTTCTGGGAAAGTCGCTTTTGTTTCCAACTCAATGCGTTCTTTTTTTGCTTCCACTTTTTCGTTTGCTTTTGTAGCATTGTTAAATAAATCAGCCATTGTTTTTCCTCCTAATATATTAGAAAATGGACTTAGGTTAGATAAATTGATGGAGGCCTACCATCACTAACCTGGAAAATATATAGAAACACGATATAAAAAATATCGTGAAACTAACTTAGATTCATAAACTTAGATAATTCTTCTGGAGACATTGTGTCATCCTCAGAATTACCTATTTTCATTTGCTCTAAATCTTTAACTACTTTAATTTTTAAAATAGCTACTTCATCATTATCAAATTTAACAAGTACTATTTTGTACTTAGGGTCATTATTTCTAATCATAGAACTATGATCATACTCATATTTTTTAAATCCAAGTTTCTTTAGTTCTATATAATTTAGTTTATCTTCTAAATTTCTATTAGAGATTACTATAGAATCTCCTTTAGTAGTATGAGATAAGATATATAATAAGTTTATTATTGAATGATATTTAGCTTCTGTAGTTTTATCTTTATCCTTATAATCACCTATCAATAGATTTCCATATAATTCTATGAATTCGTCATAACTATCAATACCGACCATAGGGAAACAGTTTAAAACTGTTGCTATATTACCTTCAATAAACTGCTTATTTAAACTATTGTATATATTTGAAAATGATATTTCTATAGTCTTAAATTCTGTACCATCACTATTTAAAGGAACTTCTGTTGCCATAGTAGCCTTTATAGTATCTACTTCTAATAAATCTTTAATAGATTCGAAGTTATCCTCATAATATAAATATACAGAATCATTGTATAATATATTTACTACATCATCGGGATCATAGATAATATTAGGCAAGCTTCCTTTTAAAACAAATCTATCTGAGCCGATAATAGAATTAATAGGCATGGTTTGATAAGATTCAAATATACTCAATGGACTCAATGCATCTGGTCTTGTTATTTTTTCCAAACCAAACTGAAGAGCTATTATATAATCAAGTTGTTTATTCAAACAAAAGATAACTATATCGCTATCTTTTATATCTTCTTTCTCATAATCTTCTTTTATATACTTATTGAAGATTAAGAAAATAGATTTGTCCTTTGTAATAGTATCTTCACAAAATTGTAAAGTTGCTACGCCTTTAGGAGTTAGAGGTGTATAGTAATCAAACAAGTCAGATTCTTTTATTACAAATACTCTGCATTCTGTATCATAATTTTTACAGTTACCATAATCTTCTATATAAGCAGCCATCTCATCATTCTTGATATTAGATACGACTCTAATCATTTTTGGATAGCTTTCTTTTATACTTTTTTTACGAGAAGATAAATAGAACTTTCTCCCTTTTAAGTATTTAAAGTTTCTCTCCATAGTAAAAAAATACTTCCTTTCTTTTAGATTTGTTTTATTAAACGTTTTAAGAATACGTTATTTGATATTTAACTTTATATTCTCATAATTATAGTGTATAATCAAAATACTATTTAAAAGACAATAAGGAAGAGGAATTATCCTCTTCCTTAATAGTTTATTTATTTGGATTTAATAAATTATAATAAGAATCAAAAGTTTCTAAATCTTTATCTTTATTTAAAGTATCAGTACCTCTAGAATTATCCATTCCTTTAACTGGTGTGGAAGCAACAAACTCATTTACTGTTACAAGAGTTAGATATGGAATAAGAGATTTATGCTCTCCGATAACTTCTAAGTTTGGTCTAGATTCAAACAAAGTTGCAGCTCTAGTATTACCAATACCTATATTTCTAAGAAGTGTATCATATTCATCTGCATCAAATGTAGCAAGATGATATACTGTATATTTATCTACAACCTTCTTAGATAATAGAGTATCAATATCAGAAAGTTTAAAGGATTGATTATTATATTTCTCAATTAATATTTTCAAAGTATCAGAAATATATAATTTGAAATCTCCAATAACTAATTCCTTCTTATTGGCAGTTGTTAATTCACTAGTATCTTTATTTGCTAAAGAATCTAATTTAGAAGCTAGTTCATTCTTTAATGCCTTAGATAATGGCAATAGATACAAACCTACTTCAGAAGTACTTAATTGATACCAATCATTTACTTTATTTAAAGAAACAGGTTTTGCTATCTCTTTATTGATTACAGGGTATACTTTTGAATTAGTTTGGAATCCATCTAAGGAGATCAATACTTGAGGAATAGTATCTAGAGTATCTTCTTTTTGTTTACCATTAATAGTCATTACATAGATACCATCTACTGGTTTCTTAAACTCTACATCCTCTGTTAGGTGATTATAAACAGGCATATCACCAATGCTAATATAATTGCAAATTACTTTATCTTTTAAGAAATCATTTGCAATCTTATCAGAAGCTGCTCTATAATAATCATTAAATTCAACTGTAGGATTCCAACCAAGTCTAATCAAATCGTTACCTGTTTCAATATCCCATTTATTTTGAGCATATTCGTTTAAGAATTTAGTAGATAATTTAGCAACTTCTGTAACCCATTCATTCTTTTTAAAAGTAGTTTTTAAACCACTACAAGAACCTTTATAATCATTGAACCATTTAATTGCAAAAGTATTATTACTCTTAGGAGAGTTTTGTAATAATGTTTCTATTTCAGTATAGTTTAGCATTGGAGTAAATACTGATCTGAAATTAGGTTCTTGTAATAAATCAATTCTATCCTCAGCAGCTTTTACTGTATGATCTACAATAGTAGATTCTAATAAAGAATTAGCTTCTGTGCATAAAACATCATATGCCTTTTTAGCACAATATAATGGATCAAATGATTTTCTTATATAATCATTAGCAGCTGTAGAATATAGAGTGATATCAGTAGGTGCAACTTTAGATGATTCATCAAGTTTACCTTTAATAGGATCGTATTCTCTTATTCTTCTTCTAAAGAAGTCTAATAATTCTACATCATCATTTGATTTCTCAACAATGGCTAAAGTAAACTGAATAGCATCTATTAATTTAAAATCATAACAAAGTTGAATAATCTTCTCTTTTTCATGTCTTGCTAGTTTTCTAAAGATTTGTAAGAAGAATGAATCGCCCTTGATCACAATTGGATAAGTGAATAATTTAGGATGAGCATCCATTACTGGAAGGGTTTCATTACTCATCTCAATAACCAACTTACGCTTCTTAGTATAATTATTGATTAGCCAATAGAAAAATTGATTTGTAAATTCTTTTAGTTTAACTTTAAACTGAACAGATTTTTGTCCATACAATTCAGAGTCCTTGATAAATTTAAGATATTTAGGATGAGCAGTAGCATATTTATAAATAGCAGGAGATAATCTAGCACAAGATTGAATATCTTCTACAGATGTAATTCCTTGGAATTCTTTCATATCTAAGAACTCTGCTTTATATTTTTTACAAAGCTTCTTAGCTAGTTCTGATTTATCACTTGTTGGAAGACCGATCAATAGAATCATTCTATAAAATTTAAAACGATTCATATTATAATATACATCTTGTTCTGGGAAGATTGTAGGAGTAGGATGTTTCTTAATCTGATCAGCGATACCAAAGTTATAATCTTTCATAGGATCTAATTTACTTTCATTTACAGATCCGGTATACTCTGTATCAAAATCATCATCGATATCATCTTTTAAGAATTCTTTAAGCTGTTTATTATAAAGATCAGTAACATCCATCCCATAAATTTGAATAGAGAAGTCATCACAATTAATTCTTCTATCCTTATCTACAGAATTATATTTATACCAAGCATCTTCTAATTCATCTTGAGTTTGATAGTCATCAAATAATAATGGATAGCCATCATCAATATAACCTTGAGCCATTTTTCTTTTTTGCTCTTGGGTAAATCCATATTCTTCTTTAATAGCTGAATGAGGATAGTATATATCTTTAAAAGGTGATAGAGTGGTATTCTTTCTATCATTCTTATCTACAGATTTAACAGCGATAGTGATATTAGAATTAGGAGAATATTCATTATCAAATTTCTTAATATACTTATCAGCACTAGTTTCAATTCTAGTGGTTTTAAGCTTATCTAGATCAGCAGTATCTAGATCTCTTACACCACCATATTCATAATCTAGAGTATCTCTGCTGATATTTCTTTTTAAGAATTTAGCTTTATTTTTATAATATAATTCTTCATTCTCCATACCAAATAATCTCATAGCTTCATCATCAGCTTCATACCAATTATTTGGAGGCATAGATTTAAATTTATACCAATCAGCTTCTAGATCTTTTTCATATTTATAATAATCTTTAATGATTGCTCCGCCATTAGCAGCAACCCATCTTTCTATTTCTTTATATTTGAACTCCCTATCTTGATCTTGGAAGTATCGTTCTGCATTAATAATTCCCATTGTTTAGATCCTTCTTTATATCACACATAAGAGTTTCAATAATAGCTTTCTTATTTTCAAGCTGTTGATCATCAGGACCAAAAGATTCAGAAAAAGTATAATCTGCAGATGCTAATAAACTAACTCCACTAGCAGCAGTTTCATCTGGATTAGATGGTGTATAGGATCCATCATTCTTTAAACGATCTGTTTGTCCTAATTCTCTTTCCATATTATCCGCATCAGAAGATATAATCTTGCTAAGCTTCTTTAATTCAACCTTTTCCAAAAGATGATCAATCTTAGCAAAGTTTTCTGTAAGAGCCATATGACCAGTAGCCATTTCATAAATGGATTCTTGTAACACTCTATCATTATAAGGCGTATCTAATAGGCCGTATAGTTTATCAAAATTTTCTTGAACTTTTTCATATTTACAAATATAAACTTCAACAAGTTTACCATCTAAATCTTTATTAGGTCTAGCAACAAGCTTGCCATCTTTATCTTTTGTAATATGAGCATCATCTCTATCTAGAGTTGTTGCTAATCCATAACTATCCCATCCATCGGATAGATCTTTATCATCAATATTATGAAGGAGCATAACACTGTTATTTGGAGTAGTAC